GAAGTATTACACAAGTTCACCGCACTAGAAGATGACACGATTTATATGTGCATCTTCTCAACAAAAGATTATGAAGACACATTGTTTAAGATGCCAGACAATCTAAATGATCCTGAAGTAAAGAAGGGTATCATTGAAGCATTGAAAACAAAGTTGTGTAATGATTGTGATGGATGTTATGTCTCTAAGTGAATGATATAAATAGTTTTGCCTTCTAACCAAAGGAGCGGTGTTGAAGAACAAAGAGAAAAAGAAGTATCGGGCTATCTTTATATCAGATGTTCATTTGGGTACAAAATATTCTAATGCTGAAAAGTTATTAGAGTTTCTTAAAGAAACCGAAGCCGATAGATACTACTTGGTTGGTGACATTATTGATGGATGGATGATGCGAAACAAAGTCTATTGGCCTCAGGCACATAACGAAGTCATTCAGTTCTTTCTAAAGCAATCCAAAAAATCAGTAGAAGTCTATTATGTCACCGGCAATCACGACGAATTTCTTCGTGAGTATGCTGGCACCGAAATGGGTAACATTAGACTGGTAAACGAGACTATTCATCATGGAGAGAATGGTAAGAGATATCTTGTAATCCATGGTGATCAGTTTGACCTGATTACAACAAACGCCAAGTGGCTTGCTCTTATCGGTGGTTGGCTGTATGATAGAATGATTGATATCAATAGATATTTACAGAATCTATATAGTTATCTAAACATAGAAGGTTTCTCTCTTTCTGCTTGGGCAAAACACAATGTCAAGGAAGCAGTAAACTTTATTGGTGACTACGAAAAGGTAGTTGCCGACGCTGCAAGAAGAAGATGCGTTGATGGAGTGGTATGCGGCCACATACATCATGCTAATATATCTACTATGAATGATATTGAATACATGAACTGCGGCGATTGGGTAGAATCCTGTACCGCACTTGTTGAACACTATAATGGAAAGTTTGAGATTATAAGACGATGACAAACATTACAATCTTTACCGATGCTTGGGATCCACAAATCAATGGTGTTGTCACTACACTAAAGACAACCATCAAGCATCTTGAGAAACGTGGATATGAAGTAAAGGTTGTTCATCCTGGTATGTTTAAGGTGACAGTTCCATTACAGCCATCGACTGGCATTTACATGCCACTTTTACCTATGGGTATCGCCGATGAATATGTGAAGAATGCAAAACACATTCACATAGCAACAGAAGGAAGCATAGGTCTTGCCGCTAGACATTATTGCAAGAAGTATAAACGACGTTATACCACATCGTTCCATACTAAGTATCCAGATTATCTTTATGAACATGCTTATATACCACCAAGAATTACTGGTGGGTATTTTCGTTGGTTCCATAGAAACAGCGATTGTGTTATGGTTCCTACCCCCGCCATGGTTGATTACTGTGATGCATTGGGTATCAAAAACCTAAAGATATGGTCCCGTGGTGTTGATACTGACCTTTTCAAACCAGATCCAAACTGGCAGAAGATGAAAGCGGAGAAGGTCATTCGTGCAATCTATGTTGGTCGAGTGAGTGCTGAAAAGAACTTAGAAGCATTTCTAAGCATAAAGAATGAAAGTATCGCAAAGTTTATCGTTGGTGACGGTCCACAGTTAGAAGAATATAAAACAAAATATCCAGATGCCTACTTTATAGGCAGAAAAACTCCAGAAGAAATCGCTAAACTACTGCAGGTTCAGGATGTGTTCGCATGGCCATCCATGACAGATACATTTGGACTTGTGGTACTAGAAGCAATGGCGTCTGGTCTGCCTGTAGCAGCATTTGATAATGATGTGAACAGACATATCATAGATATCAAATCAGGTTATCTTACAAAAGATAATCTAGAAGTGGCTATCACAGGCGCTTACCTGTTGAAACGAGAAGATGCAGTAGCAAGAGCAAAGCAGTTCTCATGGGAAGCAGCAACTAATCAATTTGTAGAAAATTTGGTATGAATGAACTTGACGAAATTTTACTGGAACAGTTACACTCAGCAAGAAGAAGAATAAGATTGATAAAGAGATTGAAAAAACTCTTGAAGAATGATAAGGGTCTTATCGAAGGAGAGAAACTTGTTGAAAAGAAAATTAGATTTTTTGAATCAATGATAGAAGACAAATCATTGTTGAAGAAAAAAGTTAAAAAGAAAAAACAAAAAGAGTCGGACTTACTCGCAAGGAATCCTGTATATGAATGGTATAGAAATGTATTTTTGTTCACAACAGTTGGTTACAAGATTGTTTGGGATTCGCTCACCGGGTATATGTCCTTTTTCAAGAAGGATAAGGAGTAAATGGCAGGAGATAGAGCGGCCATATTTGGTCAGTTTATTGAACAGTTAGTCGAAAGCGATGTTGGTGTTCTAGAACGAGAAGAAACATATAGGGTTCTATTAGAAGTTCTAGAGGAGTTTGAGATCAAAGGTATGGAGGGTTATCTAAACATAGATCCCGCCTTTGATGAAGTCTGGAATGATAGATATCCGCCAGAGGTAGAAGCCTACGAAGACTAATATATAGTTGTATGACATGGACATACAACAAAGAACCTCTCACTGAAATACCAGGTGGATATGTGGCGTTTGTTTATCTAATAACAAACACTGTCACTGGTAAAAAGTATATTGGCAAGAAACTGTTTAAGTTTACTCGCAGCACCAAGAAAAAGGGCAAGCGAGTAAAAAAACAGGTTGATTCAGATTGGCTTGATTACTATGGTTCCAACAAAGAACTCCTTTCGCATGTTGATCTATTCGGCAAAGAAAAGTTCACAAGAGAAATCCTCTATCTATGTAAGAGCAAAGGTGAGGCTTCGTATGTGGAAGCGAAGGAACAGTTTGACCGAGATGCTTTGATTTCCGAGGAATACTATAACGAATGGATTATGGTTCGAGTAAGGAAATCTCACATCAAAAAATCTCTTGACATTCCTAAATGATCCTGTTATAGTATAAAGAATGAGGTGTGTATGGCTATCGTAATGTATTCCAAAAATGAATGTTCCTTCTGCGACAAGGCAAGGGAACTCCTAAGATCACAGGGAAAGTTCTTTATTGAATATAAACTCGATAGGGATTTTTCCCGTGAGACTATCAAGGCATTATATCCTAGTGCCAAAACTTTTCCTGTAATCACTATTGACAGTCGTTACATTGGCGGTTATAATGAACTTTCCAAACTACATGAGGAAGGGAAACTATGATTGATAAGTATGCTCTAAAGGAAGACTTAAAGAACGGTGTTGTTACCGTTGTCTTTGAGAAGAAAGATGGAACGGAACGCACTATGCGGGCAACCCTATCTGATTTATATGTTCCGCAGGTACTATCTGAATATGATGGACAGGTAGCAAAGCCTGCTCGGCAGTTGAATGATGATGTTCAATCCGTATGGGATATTGACGCAGGTGGCTGGCGCTCCTTTCGTTATGATTCCGTGAAAACACTATTGAAGGAGTAAGTATGGCACATCCACATAAGAATAGACCTCGCAAGGGTCGTCGTAAGATTGGTTCATCTAAACGAAAAGCCCGTCGTCTCAAGGGAAGAAAGAAGAAGTAATGCCTATTAATCTACCAGAAGGAATCCATAGAATGAAGGGTCTAGATAAAGCTAAGATTATCAATGTGTCTGCCACTTCTGATGGTCTCGATTTCATGGATGGTCTTGCGTTACTATTGATTGGTCTAAAACTGACTGACCATCTCGCCACCTGGACCTGGGTCGAGGTGCTTGCTCCTCTTTGGGGACCATTCATGCTATCATGGTTCTGGCGTCTAGTAAAAAGTTCCTTTTTTAACGATGATGAGGATGAAGAATAATGTCAGTTGATAACGGAATCTATGTTCTATTCACGGATCCTGAAAAGGGTCCTGAGTATCGTGTCGCCTATTCGCATTCCATTGGAAACATCTATGGTGACTGGAATGCTGACAAGGCATTATATGAAGGAAATCTTTCCGCTATCAAGGAAACGTTTGGTGAAAGCCAAGTATTTCATACACTTGGAGAGGCTATTGACTTTGCCGAAACCCTAGAGTATGATATAGGAGAAACTGAGGATGGAATCTGTGTGATCAAAGACTTCAAGGACTATGGGTATATATTCGAGTAACATGGCAACTATCAAGATTATAGGTACAGCAAAAAAGGTTCATACTAGATCAATTCGATCCGCAGCGAACTTTTTTTGTGATCACCTCTTGAAACGCCTAAGTAAAACTGTTTATGTTGAAATCAAACTCAAGAAAAACCTATATAAGAATACTAGATGTTTTGGTTTCGCTACATGGACAGATGACGAAGCAAGGAACCATCGTAGGTTCGAAATAGAAATGGATGCAGGTCTTGGACCTGTATTTCTATTTCGAACACTGGCACATGAACTTGTTCACGTTAGGCAGTATGCTAGAAAACAACTAATAGATATGGAGTATGGTAGTTATCAGAAATGGCATGGTGTTATGTTCAATGAACACATGGTCGAATATAAGAAACTACCATGGGAAATAGAAGCAACACAACTAGAAAAAGAACTCTACAATCTCTGGAAAGAACATCTTGAAAGACAAGGAGAAAAAGGTGAAAAAGTCGGCTACCGTAAGACGACCTAAGTTTGCAGATGAAAAATATCTGGGTCCTGAGCCCACAGTCACCGAAGATGCCACGCAGGGCGATATGGCCAGAGCATACACATGGTTCAACTATTTCTATAATAGTGAGGACGCCAAGAACTTCACAATCTCCTACCTTAAGCATATCAAATATAACAAAGACATCATCACAAAACTCTCCAAAGTAAATGCCATTAATCTTCATAACATCGGTTGGAACTTTCGCTTGCTCCACAATGGTAGCGATTTACCTAACGGTGTGTGGGATCGTTGCATTACCAGAGTCAACGAATTGGCTGCAAATGTTGCAGATGACACTGAACAAGTCACTGAACAAGTCATCAAGGTCGTATCGATACAAGACCGTATTAACAATAAGGCATCCGACTTGATCGGTGAGTTAGAGGAACAACTGGATGTCTTCTTTCAAGAAGGAGTTATTCAGTTCGATGTTAAGAAGTGGTCCCTTGAGAAGGGAATTAAACCGCAAATTGCGAAGAGGATTGCAGAACACTTCCGTCCTCAATACGAAGAAATCACCGAAGCCCAAGCAGGTAAAGACCCAGACCTTGTGGAAGCGTATAAGGGTTGGCGTAAGCCAGTTCTTAAAATCATGGCGCTTTTCATCAAGCGAATAATCGATCATATGGTAGAACTGGATTCTGCTGGTCAGACTATTCGCAAGCCACGTAAGAAGAAGGTAAAGCCGGCGAGTGTGCTGGTTGCTAAGATGAACTATCTGACTGGCAATGATGAATACAAGAGTGTCGATCCTAAGGAGATTATTGGTGCTTCGCAACTTTGGGTTTTCAATGCTAAAACTCGCAATCTTTCTGTGTATAATGCCGTGGGTCATTCGGGCCTTTCTGTCCGAGGGTCTACGCTTACAGGATTTGACGAGACAACTTCGATTACAAAGAAACTCCGTAAACCAGAAGCGGTAATCAAACCTCTTCTCGAAGGTGGTAAAATCTATCTTCGTAAGGTGATGGAGAATATCAAGACCGCAGAACAAAAAGCAACTGGTCGTATCAATGTCGATACGATTCTATTGAGAGTAGTAAAATGACCATACATGACGCTATATGGCTATGGATCTATACAGGTATGGTAGTAGGAGCAGCATCATTGTTGCTTCTACTATATCTAATGTTATTCAACAATAAGGAATAGACAATGGAATATGATGATGTGAGAAAACAATATAGACAACTGAATGATGTGTGTCCAGATGTTCTAACGTTTTTCAATCACGGTTACTCTTCTGATAACAATTTGTATGGACTTGATTCAGACTATTTCAATGGTTATCAGAAGTCTTTATATCATCATCTTCTAAGCAATTTGGTAACAGAGAATAAGAATATTCTAGATATAGGTTGTGGTCGTGGTGGTTCAGTAAATCTGTTCAAAACACATAACTATGCCTTTGCTGACGCAACTGGTATTGATATAAGCGAAGATAATATCTCCTTCGCACAAAGAGTTTATCCAAACAATTCATATGTCTGTATGGATGCTCATAGTCTGATGTTTAACAATTCCACATTCGATATCGTGACAAACGTGGAATCATCTCATTGTTACTCTGATCCAAAATTGTTTCTGACGGAAGTTCGGCGTGTTTTGGCATCGGATGGCGTCTTTGTGATGGCGGATACGGATGTCTTTATCGAAAAGTATCTACCAACAAGTCACTGTCCATTTTTCTATATCGATAGAGAAGATATCACATCGAATGTGTTTGAAGCATGTATTAAGATGGGAGAAAGATTTCTTACCATGGAAAGTTCTCCTTTCCGAGACAATATGCTGTATATAACAGAGAAGGCCGCTCATTACTATGCTAACAGGATATGGACTTATGTAAAATATACCTGTTATAATGACAAGAGCGTTTTTAAGGAAAACCTATGACAGATAAAGTAATCGAGTTTCCAAAGCATAAGGTTGTTAGAGAGGTTCCGGAAGAGCATAAGATTGCCCGACAAGCAAAGGCAGATCAAAAGTTGGCAGATGCTATTGTTGATGATACTGTAGGTTTGCTGATCACGGAACTTGACAACTGTTTTGTGGAAGTGGAAGATAAACAGTTTGCTAGGGACTTTGTCCTTGTTGCTGATTCCCTCCGTGCCTGTGTATATCGTTCCTTTGGTATTGATCACCATCTTCACGACTTTGTGGATAACAATGTGAAACTGATCGAGGGCGATATCAATTCCATGACCAAAGATGAAATCAAGGAAAAGATCGAAAAGATAATGCAGGAACTATCTGACGCAAAAGAAAAGATTGACACCGAAGAGGAAGAGTGATATACTTTATATTCACTCAATAAAGGAATTATTATGTCTTACATGCTGATAGACCTTAACCAGGTCCTAATCTCAAATCTAATGCAGCATCTAAAGTTTGTTACCAAAGAACATGAAATGAGCGAAGACCTTATTCGCCATATGTGTATCAATACAATTCGATCCAATGTGAAGCAGTTTCGGTCAAAGTATCCGAACGTTATTCTTTGCTGCGACTCCAAGCACTATTGGCGTCGAGATGTTTTTCCATTCTACAAGGCACATCGTAAGCACGACCGAGAAGCATCTGGTCTGGACTGGAACATGATCTTTGAGGTGCTTAATCGACTTCGTGATGACCTTCGTGATAACTTTCCTTATAAGACGCTAAATGTCGAGGGTGCCGAAGCCGACGATGTTATTGCGGTTCTAACGGCACGACTTGCTCCGCATGGTGGTATTCTCATTCTATCATCGGATAAGGACTTTGCCCAGCTACAGAAATATCCAAACGTCTCACAGTATAGTCCTATTCTAAAGCGGTTCATTAAGATTGATGATCCACAGACTTTCATTCGTGAGCATGTGATCAAGGGTGATCGTGGTGATGGCATTCCAAACTTCCTATCACCAGATAACTGCTTTGCTGCCGGTGATCGTCAGAAGCCAATCAGTAGCAAGAAACTGACAGAATGGCTTCAGCAGGATGCATCCAAGTTTTGTACCACTGACGAAATGCTTCGTGGTTATAAGCGAAATCAAATGCTAGTAGATTTTGACTATATACCTGACGACATTCAAAAGAAGATCGTTACAGCCTTTGATGAAGCAAAGCCTGCCACGAAAGAAAAGATGCTGAACTATTTCATTAACAAAGGACTCAAGGCAATGATTGAGTCGATCGGAGACTTTTAATGGCTATTAAAAATGTGTATGAAGTTTTTGATGATTTCAAATCCGCAAAAACAAAACAGGAAAGAATTGATGTTCTTCGGAAGAACAAAAACTTTGCTGTCCTAAGTATCTTACAGGGTGCGTTTTCGCCTAATGTTAAGTTCGTTATCAAAAAGATTCCTGATTATAAGAGTGAAGATGTTCCTCCTGGCATGTCTTATAATCATATCAATGATGCCTTACAGAGAGTATATCTTTTTGTGGAAGGACATCCACGCTGTCCGCCTGCGCTAACAGATAGTCGCAGGAGTGAACTGTTAATTCAGATTTTGGAGTCACTAGAGCCTAAAGAAGCGGAAGTTTTTGCCAGTATGATCAAAAAGGATTTGAAGATTTCTTATCTAACACCAGCACTAGTTAACGAGGCATTTCCTGGCTTGCTGCCAGAGTAGAAAGGTAAAACACAAGGGTATTGCCATGAAGAACAAATCTCCTAGTTTTAAAAATGATCCTCTATATGCCGAACTCTTTGAAGAGGATAGAAAGTATGGTGGTAAGCGTCTTGAACGACCACAATCGGAGATAAACAAAAAGCGTCCACTTAAAAATCTGAAAAAGGCTTGGATGGAGCATACCGAGGACTTTGACGAAGTGGATGACTTTTACGAGCATTAGTCTAGTAGTCTACTAGAGTTATAGATTTATGGGTATGTAAACGGCTAAGGTCAGGGTGCGACATCCTGTCGCAGTCGTTTACATACCTTTTTTATTGACTTGTTCCATTCCTTATGCTATATTAAGGACATGATCAAAAAGCGCAAGTCCCGTTCCGACCGTAAGCATGTCATCTATTCGCTGTCTGTAAACGGACTCGAATATATCGGCGTGACGTATGTAGACAAGTCGGCTGTATCTAAGTCGGTGATCCGTCGCTGGCAAAAGCATGTCCGTCGTGCCCTGACCGAGGGCCGTGACTGGGCTTTGTGTAAAGCAATCCGCAAGTATGGTCCAGACGCCTTTGAGGTGTGCTATTATGAAGTGGTGCGTGGCAAGGCCGCCGCCCATATCCGTGAGCGTGAGCTTATCCGTGACCTCTCTCCTGCCCTTAATACGGATGTCCGATAATGATAAACGAAACCTTCCTTGATCTTATCAATATGCATGACCTTGACCGTAAGGTTGTCTGTAAACGGGCCATCGAAAGCCTTAGCCCACGTTTACAATTAGTCGCCATTCGTCGTTTCTATCAGAACCAGACTACCGCTGCCATCGCTGAGGAGCTTGGCCTGTCGCAGGGACGGGTTTATCAGTTAGAAAGAAAGCTGGTCTGGAAGATACGCCGGAGCCTTGAGCTTGGCAATATGTGAGGTGCGACAACCTGTCGCAGTTGTTTACAAACGATTTTGGTTGACCCTTCCGTTCCGTTGTGCTATTATATTCCCATAATCGAGAAAGGAAACAATATGTCTAATGCTCGCTTCGCTCCTAAGAACCCCAACGGCAAAGATACTGCTAACATCTTTGCGCTTATTCGCTGGCATGAAAACGGTGGTAAAATCACCAAGGTAAAATCGTCCAAGCGTCCGAAGCGTGGCTTCACGGTCGGCAAATCTGTCAAAACGGGAGACAAGTAATGGAAGTTTTCGTTCTCTTCGGTTGCATCGATTATGAAGGTGATTATATGCTCGGCGTTTATTATTCGCTGGCAGATGCTCAATCTGCTCTGGTCGATTTTGAAGGTGAAGCGTATGGTCGTTATATTATCTCTCGCCGTGTAGTTGGTGCCCGTGCCAGCGAAGACTTTCTCGAAGAGTCGGTCGTATATGATACGGATAAACTTGGTCAGGAGGCTGCATAGTGTCCGACGTAATTCTCTTTATCGTTCTATTCGGTGCGCCTATATCTCTGGCACTTGTCGCTATACTGACGGAGGTCTAATATGACAGTTTTCTATTCTATCTATCACGATGGTCACCGTGGTTATTCTGCTATCACCTGGCTTCAGGATGAAATCTATCCCGATGCCGATATCTCTTATTGGGTTGTTCCCGGCACTCTGGAGGACTAAAATGTTAGACGAAAGTAAAATGGTTCAGATTATGGCCCTCGGTGTTGTAACGGTCGGTCTAATCTTCGGTATCGTTCTTATCATGGCTCTTGATGGAGTAAACTAATGGCTCGGTTTCATGTTAGTCTCTATGGTGCTGGAATTTGGGTGGGTTATGATTATAATACCTGTTCATATAGTGCGTCCAGTATCTGGTATGTGCCTAACACAATCTTGATCCAGAACGTCTAAGGAGTAAACTGATTGGCTGTCCACTTTGTCGGTTTCAAGGACGAGCGTGTATATAACGCCCTCAAGGTCTTTGGCAAGCCTGACTTCTGGCATCGTTTTTGGGACCTTCGTGCGGTTGCGGAAGTTGTCGAAGGCGACACGGTCATCTTTGCGACTGGCAATGAATATACAACTCCGAACGTCAATGCTTTTGACGACTCGGCAAATCAATAGGTGAGAAATGGCAGAAGCAAATCTGGACAAAACTGTTTATGTTCCTGTTACAGAACTTCTGCCGACTGTTGCCGAACTTTATGGTAATGTCGGTGTTGTAATCTACACCAAGACCTTTATGGTTCACGGTGTAAACATTTGGATGGTTCCTGAAGGAGTAAAATAATGGCTAATGTGAAGACCTACAATCTGTCAATCTATCTTGTCGAAAATACTTTTACGTGGCGAGGTATCTCCCGAGTAGCAGTAAAACGATATATAGAGTATTATCAGGATCGTGCCGAATATTGCGGCAATCATATAGAGGCTCGTTAGGAGAATTAAAATGGCTTATCAGTTCGTGCAAGGTCGTGGTGCGCCGCTCAAGATGTGGTGCGAAGGTGTTGAGGTCGAGGTCGATGCTCGCACCCAGTTGGAAAATATAGCTTCCTTGCCGTTCGTGTATAAGCATGTAGCGGTTATGCCGGACGTTCATCTTGGCAAGGGTGCTACGGTTGGTTCTGTTATAGCAACGAAGGGTGCTGTGGTTCCGGCTGCGGTTGGTGTTGATATCGGTTGCGGTATGATGGCTGTTCGCTTGTCACTAACGGCGAACGATTTACCGGACAACCTTGCTTCGCTTCGTTCTCATATCGAGTCCGTAGTGCCGCATGGTCGCACGGACAACGGTGGTAAGAATGATCGTGGAACGTGGTTAGATGTGCCGGAGAATGTGGTTGGACAGTGGAATCGTTTAGCTGATCGCTATGCGAAGATTGTCGAAAAGCACCCGAAGATCAAGGCACATAAGGATGCAGAGTTTCTAGGCACTCTCGGTACGGGTAACCACTTTATCGAATTGTGTCTGGACGAGGCCGACTATGTGTGGGTAATGCTACACTCTGGTTCTCGTGGTGTTGGTAACAAGATAGGTCAGTATTTCATCGAAGCCGCAAAGCGTGAGATGGAACGCTATCATATCTTGCCGTATCTGCCGGATCAGGACTTGTCCTATCTGGTAGAAAACACGACGCTATTCGATGATTATGTGGAAGCGGTATCGTGGGCACAGGAGTTTGCTGCCCTTAACCGTCAGGTTATGATGGACGCTGTGCTAAAGGTTCTTCGTGAGCGTTTGCCGGCATTCGTTGTATCTGACGAAAAGGCTGTGAACTGCCATCACAACTATATCTCCAAGGAAAACCACTTTGGAGAAAATGTGTATGTGACCCGCAAGGGTGCTGTTCGAGCCCGTAAGAACGATCTTGGTATCATACCGGGTTCGATGGGAACGGGTTCGTTTATCGTTCGTGGTCTTGGTAACCATGAGTCGTTTTGTTCGTGTTCTCACGGTGCTGGTCGCCGTATGTCTCGCAATGCGGCACGTAAGGCTATCACGCTAGAGGATCATATCAAGGCGACCGAGGGTATCGAGTGCCGTAAGGATGTCGATGTTATAGACGAGTCGCCGGCCGCTTACAAGGATATCGGTGCGGTTATGGCTGCACAGAATGACCTTGTTGAGATTGTCCATCGTCTTCGTCAGGTTCTAAATGTGAAGGGATAAAATGAAACGAAAACCGAATCCAGTAGCAAAAGCACTCCGACAACCTCAATGTAGACAAAAGGTGTTTGTAGACAAGAAAACCGTTTACAATCGCAAAAGACTACCAAAACTATAGACTTTGATCTGTAGACATTCGGAGCGCATTCTATATTCCAATGGGTGCTTATAGACCAGGATCGCCTGAGGCCAGAGACGGCTGGAGAGCGGTCCTGGTCGTTTTGGTGGGTATATAGCTGTCCAATGCTCGGTTTCTCCAGCCCGCTCTGGAGGAATGTAAACGGCTATGCCTAAGGTGCGACATCCTGTCGCAGTTGTTTACATACCTTTTTTATTGACTCCTTCCATTCCTTGTGCTATTCTCTCCATATGATGAAAACAGTGAAAGGAAATCAAATGTCATCCATCGCTATTCGTGCCCAGTCCATCGGTTCCAACCAGCTCGAAATCCAGCACGGTGAAAACCGCTTTCTTGTGTCTTATAAGACGCCTGTGGCAGTCTATATCAGCGGCATGGGTTACTTCCGTACCGCTACCAAGTTTTCTCGCACTACGTCCAAGCACATCAATAAGTGGATCGGTTCTGCTAATGCTAATACCATCGACCAGAAGGCTCTGGAAGATATGCTCGGTTGGAATGCGTAAGGAGAATTGATATGATCAATCTGTCCAAAGCCTCTAAAATGCCCGCTAAGTCCTGGTCGCTCCAAGCTGGCTCCACGTGTCCGGGTTCTATCGATCCGATGACCAAACAGCCGCTTCCAGTTTGTGCTGGCTGCTATGCGAAGGACGGCATGTATAATATGCCGAATGTTAAGTCGGTTCGTGATGCTAATCGTGAGGATTGGAAACGTGCCGAATGGGTCGATGAAATGGTCGCTTTGCTTAAAAAGCAAAAGTTTTTCCGTTGGTTCGACTCGGGAGACGTTTATCATCCGGCTCTTGCTTTCAAGATTTTTCTGGTAATGGAAAAGACCCCGCATGTCCGTCATTGGCTGCCGACCAAGTCTTATAATATTCCAAAAATCCGTGCTATTCTTGAGCGTATGAAAATGCTTCCTAATGCATCGGTACGCTATTCGTCGCCGTCTATCACTGGTGAGTTTAATAGCGATCATGGTTCAACTGTTATCGCTTATGCGGATGATAGCACGACCGCTTTCGTTTGTGGTGCATATTCCCGTGATGGTAAATGCGGCGAGTGCCGTGCTTGCTGGAACAAAGATGTTACGGTTGTTGCCTATCCGGCTCATGGTCGTCGTATGATGTCCAAAGTTCGCAAAATGAAAGGATGATTAATATGTCACGTATGTCTGATTTGGTTCTAATGGCAGAAAATCTGGTTATCGATGCTATGTCGGAACCAGGTATAGTTACTGACCGTGATGTCCTTGAATATGTAAATGAACACCTGCCAATCGAAGTCAATTTGTGGTTTGTCGAGAGTGTGCTTGACAAGTATTTTGGCGATGATTGGGCCGGTGGTTGCGATATTAAATCCTACAACTGAGGTGATGAAATGGTCCGTAAATACACGAAAAAGATAATCGAAATGGTCGATGAAGGTCTTTTGGATCGGGATGAATTGATCCGTGATCTTCTCAATTGGCTGCCCGAAGATGATGTGGAGGATTTCTACAATTCTTTTGATTTTGGTGATGAGGAAACGGACGAGGACGATGGTCAGCCGTCCGAAATGGACGAGTGGCACGATTATGACCCTGGATGCTAAATGTCAACAGTCTACCAAATCTATAGACTATGGGTGCGTCACCTTGTCGCAGTCGTTGACATACGATTTCGCTTGCATCTTCCATTCCATGTGCTATAATATGTCCATAAAGTCGAAAAGCGAGGTTCTAAATGGCTAATAATACTCTTCCCGGTCTCTCTCCTACCCTTCTCAAGGTCCTTGAGATTGCCAAACTCGGCGTGCCCGTATCGCCGTCGCAGATTAATGACCATATCGGCAAGGGCAACTATGCTGCAAAGCATGTCCTCTACCTTAAGATCCTTGGCTACGATTTCTCGGTTGCTAAGAGCGGCCGTAATGTCGTATCCTATACCCTTATCAAAGAGCCTGCAAATGCTGCCGCACTGGTAGCAAATGCTACTAACAAGACCAGCAAGGCTAAGACGCCTAAGGCTAAGACTGTTAAACTCTCCACCGTTATTAAGAAGGTCAATAAGGAGTTTACTGCTAAGAAGGCTGCCGAGAGTGCCGCTCCTGCGCCTGTCAAGGCAAAAGCAGCAAAGCGTGGCAAGTCCGTTGCTGATATCAAGGCTGCCAATCTTGCTAAACTCAAGGCCGTTGGCGCTAAGTTCAAGGCTGAAAAGATTGAAGTCCTGACCGAAGAGCCAGCTGCAACTTCTTTCTCCATCGACGGTGATTGGGACTCCTTCGACGGAGTTGATATCAAGAACCTTCTCTGATAATAATTGAATGTGAAAGGGAATATAATGTCCACATCTTCACAAATCTCCCGTATGAGTTCGCTTTATGATAGAAATCTTATGGAATGGGAGATGAAAATCATCACCATTCGAGAACTTATCGATCTAATGGCGGACATTGATGTCCTTCCTGTCCATCAGCGAATTGATACGACCAACGATAAGTTTGAGTCTGATAAGAAGAAGACTGCCACGAAACGGCAGGGTATCGTGTCTTCTATCTTTAAAGGCACAGACATTGGTGAAATCAAGATCAATGAGCGCACTCCAGAAGAGCGTTTAAAGTATCGTGAAAAGTATGAGTCCATCGATGGTGGTCATCGCAAACGTGCGATCCGAGCATTCTTTCGTGGCGAGTTTTGTACCAATCCTTATGAAACTAAGATGATTGGTTACAAGCAATATTCGGATTTGACCGACCAAGAACGTGACATGTTCCTTAATTTCAAGGTTCGTGTCGTGATCTACCGCAATCTGTCGCCGACACAGAAAGCAATGTTGTGGGCTACCTCGAATAACTTTACGGCTCTTAATCATCAAGAGCAGGTAAATGGCGTTGGCGATGTTCCTGTTGCCAATCTTATTCGTCAGTTGGCTCGTACCGATCGTAAGACCAAGACTTTCTGTCACGATCTTTTCGATGTTAAGCAAGGTACCCAGGGTGATACGATTGGTGAATGGTTGACGTTCACTCCTAATCGTCTAACTTATGATCGTCTAGTTGCTCGCATCGCCACTATCGTGTATAATGGCTCCAAGCCATGCAATGTGGATGATCCTGACATTGAAAAGATGTATTATGATACTAACATAACACAGACTCAGGCTGACATTATGCGAAAGAAAGTCACAGAGGTTCTTGATTTTCTTTTTGCAATGGCAGAAAACAAGTTAGCAGACATTAAGACGAAAATGACCGAAGATGAATGCATCATGCTTATTCGGTTGTGGTTCACTTATCAGTCTCGTTATGACTCGTTCAAGATTACTGACATGGATAGATACTATGATCAGTTCCGTCTTGCCTGGATCCGCTTTCATAAAGATACGGATGATGTCTATGCATTACAGCTACTCAATGGTTATGATAACAGCAAAGAAAAGCGCAATCGCTTTGCCATGTTCAAAGACAATCACGGTAAGGGTAGCGTAAATCGTTGGCTTGATAATATCAAGTGGATCGAAAATCGCTTTATGGACTGTGATACCCTTATTGAAGATGGTATTCTTGTTGTGAAACAATCTCGCAAAACCCTTACCAAGGAATTGCGTGAACAAATTCTACAGAGTCAGGATAACAAATGCTATATTGATGGTAAGCCGCTCAAGTTCAAAGATGCTCATGCCGCACACATTGTTCCGCTTGATGAGGGTGGTTCGAATGATCGTGGCAACATTCGGATGGTTCGTGCGGAACATAACACTCGAATGGGCACAATGAACCTTGAAGATTACAAAGATATGTGGTATAATAAGCCTAAAGCTGCTTAACTCGGAGTGCCGTGATGGACTTGGTAGGTAAACGGATCAAAATCGTGTCTAAAAATCCAACGTATGCTTTTCGTGATCGTTATGCAAAAAGCATGTATATACCGGAGTATAACACATACATTGGTCGTTATCTACCTCGTCCTTCATGGTTATCCAAAGATGAATTTATGCTAACGACTGGTGATATTGACTCGCCAGTCCGTATCATTGACAAGCGCAATGTGACAGAGGTCAAGATTGACAAATCAAATCGTCCTGACGGTGTATATCTGGTCGATGGCGAGAAAAGAAAGTATGTGGTCACAAGTGGTCCATTCGGACGTTTCTCTTGTAATTGCACGGCTTTCGGATATCGCAAGTGGTGTTCTCATATAAACGAAGTCAAGAAAGGTCTGAAACATGGGTCTTGATATGAACCTCTATGGTGATAAGTCTACTTGGAAAGATACCGATACGGTTGACGGTTATTCTGTTTCAAGTATAGTGCTTGATCTGGGTTATTGGCGTAAACATCCCAATCTTCACGGTTTCATTGTGAAGACTTTTGCTGATGATAAAGACGAGTGCCAGCGTATTCGTCTTGATGCCGAGGATCTTCATAACATTATAGTGGCATTACAGACAGATGCCATTTATAATGAACCTGTAACAGGGTTCTTCTTCGGCAAGTCTTATTTCCCTGGTGAAAAAGACGAACATTATTCATATGAAGAACAGAAGGATCGTGATATACATATCTTCACAAGAGCGCATAAGTGGCTCTTAGGTAGTGCGTCAAATGACGAGTTACGTTCCGTATATTATCAAGCATCATGGTGAGGTATAACATGACAAAAGAACAAGAGATCGAAAGCAAGATTGCAGCAATGGAGTTACTCTTGCAGCAAGGATATATTTCTCTTGCTAAGTATATCGAGTTTCTAAGACGGGTGAGGAAGAATGTCTAAGGTTCGCTATATTGATCCGCCTGCTGGTTGGAAGTATGGCTTTCCTAAAGTCATTCCAGAGGATGTAGAAGACGCATTGGCGTGGCTGATAGAAAATGGATATCCGCAGCATGAGATAGATGCCTGCGGTGACCATTTTTATTGCCGTCACTGGTATGAGGAGTTAAATAATGAAAAAGATGGGTAGAACGGCTGGTCGAATACCGCCGAGAAGATATTGGCATAGTATGATAGTAAAAAGACGAAAGAACCTTGGATGGGGTCCTTGTCTTGTTCATGGTTCTTATCATTCTCTGTTGCATAATGCCCACAATCGTCAACCAATTCGGAAAAGGTAAATGATGATCGAGTTTCTAACAAAAAATCCTGATGTTGCTCTAACAGAGATCAAAGAAATCCTTTATGAACGCCTTCGAAGTAGAAACAACTATGCTGCACAAGATCCTTTAAAAGATCAATACTATAAAGGTCTACAGAAGGGTGCTTTGGCAGAAGCAGAGTTTCTAACAGAACTAATTGACTTGATTGAGAGGAGTTAGAAATGACCTGGATTTTAATTTACTGGATCGCTATCAATGGCCAGGCGGTATCAACCAATACTCAGGAGTTCAATAGTCAGGCAGCATGTGAGGCTGCTGGACATAAAATTGACGGTGTGATAGCGTCCTGGGGTGGTGTATTCTATGGCAAATACTACTGTGTGGAGAAATAATATGTCTAAGATTGTCCTAGTAGAAACCATTTCAACATTTCGGCATGTATATGCTGTGCGACTTCCTGATGAAGAACCGAATGAAAATGCCATTGATGATGTTGTTTGGAATGCCGATCTAATTGATAGTTCTCTATCAGAGGTCACGCAAAATCATATTGGTGAAGATATCTTTTCCCATCGTGTCGTTACAGAAGATGAATATCTCGAACTGTTCGACCGTGAAAATGGTTATCTAAAAGACTGGCCGAGAGAAAAGAAGTTAGAGTTTATCTTTGACAGTGCCACACAAGCACCAAACATCATACATGGCAATCAAGAAGTAGACTTTGGTAAGCCTGTTGGTAAGGAGATTTGGTAATGCACGGCCATAAACTTTACAAGATTGATACCACTGGCAAGACCCGTGTGTGGTGGATGGAGTATGATCATGAGAAATACCGCACTCATTCTGGCATCAATGGTGGCAAGATTGTAGTTTCTGGCTGGCAATATCCTGATGCTAAGAATGTTGGTCGTGCCAATGCGACTACTGTTAATGAACAGGTATTGGCAGAGGTTGCTGCTGAATACACCAAGAAAGAATACCAAGGCAAGTATCACCAGACTACCACCTGGGCCAAGAATGGTGCCAAGTTTTATGAGTGTATGCTGGCCGACAAGTATGATGCCAAGAAGCATAATAAGTTTCCATATTACTCGCAGCCGAAACTGGATGGTGTTCGCTGTCTTGTTTCTAAATACGGTATGCAGTCACGCAATGGTAAACCGATTATCTCTGCTCCACATATTCGTGAGGCACTAGAACCATTCTTTCAAGCACACCCTGATGTGGTTCTTGATGGTGAACTGTATAATCACGACCTCAAAAATGATTTTGAAAAGATCATCTCGCTTGCTCGAAAGACAAAGCCAACTGCTGCTGATTTGGAAGAGTCGGCGGAAATGATCCAGTATCATGTCTATGATGTGATTGATGATAAGCCGTTTGCTGATCGTCTTGGGTTTATAAATCTACATATTGGAAACGAATGGTCTGCCAATCGTTATTATCCGATTGTGCGAACTGTAAAGACTACTAATATTCATGACGAACATGACCTCAAAACAATGCTTGGTCATTATCTCGAAAGTGGTTATGAAGGCCAAATGCTCCGTGTTCCAAATTCAATCTATGAAGGTAAGCGTTCCAAGAACCTTATCAAACA